GTCGTGAACGCGATTCCGCCGCCCACGAATACCAGGTTGTTCGCGCTCTCGTCCCAAAGCATGTAGTAGCCCGACGTGGCCCCGAAGAACTTGACGTCGAGGCCGTCGTCGTTGACACCGAACTGAATGGACGCGCCGTTTCCGACTACGTCCTCAGTGAAGATAAGGTTTCCCGAACTCCAGTATGACTTTACAGCCGTGTCGCCCATGTTTGTACCTCCTTGTCAGTGGGTAGAGGGGGCGCCCGGAGGCGCCCCCTGAAACCAGGCTCAGTCTCTAGTCAATCGCGCTGTCGTGCGACGCCTGGGCGTAACGGCTCTTGGACAGGATGGCGAGGATGCACCCCACCACAGGGTCGTCGGTCGCTTCCACGCCGACCAGCTTTGCGTAGTGATAGCCAGTGTGGGCGATTTCCTTCACGTCCACTTCAATGGCCAGCAGGAACCCTGAATCCGCCGTGTTGGTGAAGCCGGAGGTCGTGGCGTCGGTCAGGGCGCCGAAACTGTCCGGGGTCGTCATCTCGCGATAACGGAAGGGGATGGCGTGAGTGTTGCTTGGAGTGGTGTCGTCACAAGCCAACACAGTCCAGGTGCTCTTGCCAGTCCCGCCAGTGTTCACGCCGCCATAGACCAGGAAGGTCAAGTGGTCGTAGCCCTTCACGTCCACGATATCGCTTGCGATGGTGCCAGCGAACGCGTCCGCGATGGGGTCAAGGCACGGAACGATATGGTTCTCCTGAGTGAAAATCATCTTCTCCTCCTCTCTACGCCCTGGCGTCCAGAACGACGAACGGGGAGAGCGTGTTGGCGCTATATGCGGGGGTCAGGGCCGCGTTCCAGGCGGGTTGCCCGTCTACGCGATAGACGAACCGGAAAGCCGTTTCGTCGTAGACGAAGCGCACGTGGATGCTGGAAGCGCTCTCCATCGGCCCCTTGTCAATCATCAGGTACTGCGAAAAGTCGGCCAGGATGATGTCGCCCTGGTCGCCCACCGTGTTGCACTGCTCACAGGCGATAACAGGCCGCCCGAACAGGGTCGAGTACTGCTGACCGCTCAGGCCGCCTGCTGGCATGTAGATGGGAACACCGCCAGTACCGACCGCGATGCTCATGGTGAACAACTGCGGCTCGACGTCCTGGTTGATGAGCCAAACCGCGTTCGCCCGCGACCGCGACCACATTCGGCTCCACATTTTCACAATGTTCTGAGCCACAACTGTGTCGGCCGCCTGGCCCGCTTCCTTGGCTACGCTGACCAAACAGGGGGAGTTCAGGATACCCAGGGGCTGCCCCGCGCCAGAACCACGGATAACCGCGTCGTCAATCATGAAGCCAAACTCCTCCGAGAACGCCTTGGAGAGAACCGCGCCCAGGGCTACCGCGTCCTGCAGTAGTTCGTCCGTGGAGTAGCACAGGCCGACCAGCTTCTGGAGGGAAAGCTGCATCTGGCGGAACTTGGGTTTGCTTGCGGTCTTCTGCTCCGCCTCGGCCGCCCAATACGCCTGAACGCCGCCCCACCGTGAGCCAGTGACACGGGAGGTTTCGTCAACCGCGTTGATTTTCAGCCCGTTCTTTCCAGGGCCAATCGGGATGCGGTTGACGCGAGGGGCGATGATGCCCGTTTCGTAGGTTCGGGCGAGCAGTTCATTCGCAAAGTCGCTCTGAACCAGGAAACCACCGTCCGACGGGACAACCTCGCTCATGCCGGAAGGGGCCTTGGTCAGCCGCCCGTCCACCGAACCACCTGGTACGCCAGCGTTGTAAACCGCCAGCATCTGCTCACCCAGGCTCTTCCACTTCTGCTCCTGGGTCTGAGGGGAAGCGCCGCCCCCACTGGCCGCCGCCACAGCCGCGCTCCTGTTTGCCGCAAACGTCTTGCTCGCCTCGTCCACCGCGTTCTTGACAATGGCCTTCAGTTCTTCCTCAGTCATCGTTGCCTCCTTCTTGAAACGCCGATTTCATACCTTCCAACACCAAACGCCGAACCTGCTCGGCGTCTACCTCCACGTCCTTGTTCTCAAACACCTTCAACGTCCGAGCAAGTTCCAGGGCTTCGGCCAACTCCTCCGCGTTCAACTGGGTCAACCCAGTGACGGAGCGCCGAGCCAACGAAAGCGCCGCCTGAACCTCACTCTCGCCCAGGGAAACCGAAAGCTGGTTCCTGAGCGCCAGGCCTTCCTCAATCTCGTCCTCTGCCTTTAACCCGTTGACCAGGGATTCCCGAGCAGTCCGCAACTGCTCCACCACGGTCGGGGCCTTCTCGTCGTCCTCGTCGTCCTCTTTGGGAGCGTTCGCCTTCAGGTAGTCCCCGATGGACTTGACCGCCCCTTTCAGGTCGTTAACCACCTCGGTGAACATAGCGTGGTCTTTGGCGGAGAGCACCCTGCCCTCCTTCTCCACCTGTTCACCTGGTACCGCCTGCTCCACCGGTAGCGTCTCGAGAACGCTCTTGGCGTACTCGTTCAACTCCGGGCTACCGAACCCCTTGGAAAGCCCGTTCACCAGGGCCTCACGATTGGAGCCGAGAACGACGTGGGAAATCTCCAACAGTTCACAGTCCGTGAACACCCTGCGGGGGCCGAGCGCCATACCTTCCGGCGAAACGTCTCCATCGTCCCACTCAAAGGGAATGAACCCCACAGAGTATGCCGCCTTGCCCCGTGACGCCAGGAAGGCCGCCCAGTCTGCTTCCTCGTTGCCCTGGTTCACGTAGTATGTAACCCTGCACAGCATACCCTCGTTGGTGAAGGTAAGGTTACTTACCTCGCCAATCTGTTTTCGCAGGTCACCGTAGTTGTGGGACGATACCAGGATGGGATGTTTGAGAAACGAGCCAATGCGGGAACCCCAGGCGGAGGCCGCGATGGCTTCCCTGTCCCTGTCCTCGGCCGTGGTGCTGGCAACAATGTCGTAAGCCCCTGTTACCCCTGGAACTTCCTTCACAGGACAGATGTACAGCTTGTGAACCATGGCCCTGTCGCCCAAGATACCTCCTTGCCTTTTCGCCATTGTAACGCCTCCTTTGCTTCTAGTCAAGTTCCCAAACTGGCAGAACCGTACACCGACAGTTGATGCAGTTGGAACCGCTACCGTCGCCTGGTTGCATAACCCGCTCCCCCATGACAATGAACGGTTCATTGATGGGAATGGGGTTGGCGTTGTACTGCTCATGGGCCGCCAGATGTTCGGGCCTGGTTCGGTCGTCCATCGTGGCGAGCCAAGCCTTGTACTTCACACCGTTTTGCTTGTAGGTGAACAGTTCGGCCCAGTTCGACGCCCCCACAACTTCCGTCCGCGCCACACGTTCGGCCTTCCAGTAGACGTCCCCGTAGTACTCCTCAATCCGGGTCACCATCTGAGCAATACCTTCACCCGCGGCGGTTGCGTCCCTCAACTGGGCAATAATGTACTCTTTCTCAGTCTCCGTCACCAGGGTGGAAAAGTACTGGAGCCGCCAACCAATCCACCGCTGAACTTCGGGGTTTTGAATGTCAAAGACGTTGAGGCCCCACTCCCCGGCCGCTGTCTGCGTGGCGTCCAGCAGGACTTGAATCATCAGTGGGTTGGAGGTGTTTCTGAGCACACCTGCTTGCGCGTCCCAAAACGCCTGACCGAACAGGTCTTCCAGGGTCTTGCGGTTTGTTTCCACCCACGCGGCGTGACCGTGCTCAGTTGGTGCCGCCAGGTGTTCGTAGAAAGACTTGCCTTCCCGGAGACGCGCCACAATACGCCTACAAAGCCCCTGATAGAACCCGTTGGTCATTTCCGCCCATTTCTTCTCCCAGGGGCCCATTCGTTTAGCAAACGCCTCCGCCAGCTTCGCTTTCTGCTCCGCCGAAAGCCCCTTCCCAACTGGTTCCCCACCTGGAGCGTTCACCCCCGTTGTGGGTTTAACAGTCTTGGCCGGGGCGCTACCCAGGTTGTTCACCGGTACAGGGTTAAGCACCACGGGCCACAAGAACGCTTGCCCTTTGTTTCCTTCAAGTGGGTCAAGGCCCAGGTAGGCCCGGCCCTCGTCAATGGTCAACACACCTGCCCCCAACCCGGCCTTCATATCTTCCCTGTCGGCGTCTCGGTTCTCAGGGGTCGGGTCTTCGTACTCAAACGAAAGACCCTCTGTTCCAAACAGGGGGAGCAACACCTGGTTCAACTTGGCACGAAGGCGCTGGAGCCTGGGGCGTACCACCCATCGGGCAAAGACGTACTCGGCGCTTTCTGCAGTTGCCCGGTTCGTTGTCTCGGAGATGCCCAGCATATGCAGGGGTACACCATAGGCGCCGCATATCATATCCCGGTTGAGCCGCCGCTGGGCGATGAAGTCCATTTGGTTCTGTGTTACCGAAACCTGCTTGTACTTGACACCCGAATCCAGAATGGCCACCCTGTGCGCCCTGTCAACACCACCGTAGATGCTCATCCACTCGTCCCGTAGCCTGTCAGCGTCCTCGTCCCGCAATGGCTGGTCGGTCTCCAGGGTTGCGTCGGGTCGGGCGGAGTTCAGGAAGAAGTTGCGGTTCCACTGGGAGGCGAATCGCTCCGTGTCCAGGTCAACGCTGCTGGCCTCCACCGGCCCCATACCTTCGTACAGGTCGAGCGGGGAAGGGTACCGAAACCAAATCACCTCGGCGTTTTGGAAGTGTATGGTTTGACCGTACCTGCTATACGTGAACCCATTAACAAACTGTTCCAGGTCACGAACAGGGGACATATACGACGGGGACACCGGCCAAATCTCCAGGGGCGGCCCACCCGGGCGAGCCGTAGCCAGCAACAGAAACGCCTCCCCAGTCAGGTCGAGATAGGTCTGCGTGAGTTCCAAAAGTTCCTGTCCTGTCCAGAATGGGTTAGGCCTTTGCAGGATGGACAGGGCCGGATGCTCCACCTGCTCCTCACCGTCCTTGTCTTCAAGGTGCCACTCGGTTTCGCCCACCGCAAAACCAATACGG